GGGGTCAAAAAACTTTGAGCTTCAAGTCGATGAATACATCGAAGAAGCTTTTGAGCGGTGCGGGTTAGAGTTCAGGACGGGATACGATGCCCGCACCGCAAAACGTTCCCTCAATCTGCTTCTCGCAGATTGGGCTAACCGTGGTTTGAATCAGTGGACTATTAAACAAAGAACGCTTTCTTTAACCGCCGGTACAAGTGCGTATAATTTAGACGCCGACGTAATTGACGTTCTTTCTTTGGTTTGCCGACGCAGTAACGCGGATTTGACAATGGAGAGGCTGAGTCGCGACAGTTACTTAGTAATTCCTACAAAATCAACACAAGGTCGCCCCAGTCAATTTTTTTTAGACCGTCAAGTGACACCGTCTTTAAAGCTTTATCCCACGCCAGAAAACGCCACAGACACCATTGTATATGATGCCTTGGTCCGCATGGATGACGCAGATACTTACACAAATACGATGGATGTGCCCTTCAGATTTTACCCATGCCTTGCCGCGGGTTTAGCATATTACATTGCTATGAAACGAGCCCCAGACCGCATTCAACTTTTAAAAGCTGTGTATGAGGAAGAGTTTGAAAGGGCTCGCACCGAAGATAGGGATCGTTCGTCGTTCAACGTCTCCCCGCAGTATCAATATTTACGAGTTAACTGATGGGCAAGTTTGCTTCAGGGAAAAGAGCTTACTTTATCTCTGATCGTTCTGGGCAACGATATCCATACAGAGATGCGCGGAGGGAGTGGACGGGGGCGATTGTTGGGCCGGATGAGTTTGAACCCAAACATCCGCAACTTTACCCTGTTCGCAATTTATCTGAGCCGCAGGCTTTAAGAGATGCGCGGCCAGATAGGACGGAACCTGCGGTACAACAATTGCTGCGAAAGAATGCTTTTTCGTCTTCTGTAATTGCGGGTAGTTCCGTGATAACGGTAACTGAAATAAATCACGGCAGAACTACAGGCGACAGAGTGCGGTTTAGAAAGGTTAATGGGTTTAACGGATTTTCTTCGTCAAATTTGTCTGCGGCTTCAGGGTATATAATAAATGTTGTGGACTCAGACACGTACACTTTCTCCGCAGGATTGGAAACATCAATCAACGGCAACACCAACGGGGATCAACGCGGGGGCGGAGAAAATGCAACTGTTGAAGAAGAATCGGAAACAAGTGTAGCGACAATGGGCGTGGTTTTTACAGTGAGCGTTGCAGCCGTGACCACCACCAGCGTCACGACATTTGATTCATCCAGTATTACGCTGGATTCAAGCACCAAAACTTTTGACGAGGGTTAAATGGCAAAGCAGGCAGTAGGAATAGGGTCGAGCGCTAATGACGGCACCGGAGACACTCTTCGTGCTGGCGCTGACAAGATAAACGATAATTTTAACGAGATTTACGCTGCGCTAGGAAACAGTTCTAACGTATTGACGGACATCATAGATGCCAACGGTCTTTTGGATGTTAGCTCTGGAGCAAACAAGATTGTTTTCTACTATGCAGCTTTGAGTGATTTACCTAGCGCATCCACTTATCATGGAGCGGTAGCTCATGTCCACGCCACGGGTGGGTTGTATTTTGCCCACGGCGGCGCTTGGTTACGTTTAAATGACGAATCAAGCGGCCCTGTGACGAAATATACCGCGGGCACTAACGGAAGCTCGGCGTACACGTTTACCGGTCCGGGCGCTACATCAGGTGACAATCCAAACTTTACTTTCTATAAGGGCCACACCTACCTAATTGACAACACTGCTAATGTAAGTAGTCATCCATTGCAGATAAGGACCTCTAATGGTGGTTCAGCTTTCACAACTGGCGTGACAGAAAATTATAACTCTACGACTGGCTTAACACAATTTATCGTTCCACACGAGCCCAGCGACACATCTCTTGTTTATCAATGCACCAACCACTCTTCGATGGTTGGAAACATAACGATAGTGTAGGAGTGTTTGATGAGTTTCACCTACGCACAATTGAAGACAGCCGTACAAGATTACACGGAGAATACGGAAACATCCTTCGTAACAAATTTGCCAACTTTCATAAAAACGGCGGAAAATAGAATTTTTAAATCTGTAGATTTAGAAGTTTTTCGCAAAAATGCTACAAGTGCAATGACACAAACCGATCCGTTTCTATCCTTACCAACGGATTTTTTAGCTTCCTTCTCGTTGTCTTTGACGAACAGTAACTCCAAAGAGTTCTTGTTGCAAAAGGATGTCAACTTCATTCAGGAATATAATTCGAATTCAGCTACCACAGGCACACCAAAGTATTATGCTTTGTTTGATGTTGATAATTTGATTTTGGCACCAACACCTAATAGCAACTACACGTGTGAGCTTCATTATTATTACAAACCTGCTTCCTTAACCGCCGGAGCCGATTCAGGCACAACTTGGCTAAGTACAAACGCCCCAAATGCTTTGCTTTACGGATCTTTGTCTGAAGCGTATATTTACATGAAGGGTGAGCCGGACATGATGCAACTTTATGAACGAAGGTTTATAGAGGAGCTAGGAAGAATTAAAGATTTGGCGGAAGCCAGAGAAAACACGGATGCGTACCGTGTGGGTTTACCAAATCGACCTCGGACATAAGGAGAAGAAACGATGGCTACGTCAAACGCAGCAACTACTTATCTAGAACATAAGTTGCTAGATTTCTTGTTTAAAAACAACTCAGAAAGTTTTGCGACTCCCGGCAACAGCATCTATGTCGGCCTTGCAACCGCCGTATCTAGCATTGAAACCGGTTCTTTGACAGAGGCTACCTTTGGTAGTTATGCTCGGCAGCAGGTTCAGGCTTCAGGATGGACGGTGCCTGCCGTAAGCACCGATACCCAGACCGCCACTAATGCCGCGAACATTGAGTTCCCAGCATCCACCGGCACAGACAATACAATCACGCATGCCTTCATTGTGGACAACGCAAGCACTGGAAGCGGCAACATTTTGTTTGTTGGCCAACTAGATAATCCCAAGACAATCGCTACTGGCGATATCTTCCGCATCAACGCAGGTAACCTGTCGATAGAGCTAAAGTAACATGGCCCTTGTTCTCAGAGATCGCGTAAAAGAAACGACCACAACCACCGGCACCTCGACGTACACACTCGCGGGTGCCGTTGCTGGTTTTGAGACTTTTGGCAGCGTGGGCGATGGGAACACGACATATTACGCTTGTTCTGACGGCACCGACTTTGAGGTCGGCATTGGAACCTACACTGCGTCAGGCACCACACTAGCCAGAACCACGATACTTCAGTCGAGCAATAGCGATGCTGCTGTGAACTGGGGGTCAGGCACAAGGACAATTTTCTGCACATTGCCAGCGGAGAAGATGTCCTTTCTTGATGGTAGCGGTGATCTCACGCTGACAGGGGCTAATTACAACATCGTCTTTGATAAGTCAGATGACGCACTAGAGTTTGCTGACAACGCAAAGGCAAAGTTTGGTTCTAGTGGTGATTTAGAGATTTACCACGACGGTTCTCAAAGTATTATTGAGGACACAGGCACAGGAACTTTAACGCTTAAAACAAATCAATTTAGAGCCTTAAATCCTGGCGACCAGAATATGATTGTCGCTGACTCTGGAGGGGCTGCTAAACTCTATCATGCCGCCAGCAAAAAGCTGGAGACAGCCAGCGGCGGTGTAACAATCACGGGTGCAGCCACGGCCACATCTTTTTCTGGTGATGGAAGCAGTTTGACCGCACTGAACGCTTCGCAGTTGAGCAGCGGCACAGTTCCTAACGCTAGGCTGGACGCACAGTTACAGGACGTAGCGGGTCTGGCTACCACAGATGGCGGTTTTATCGTGGGGGATGGATCTAACTTTGTACTTGAGAGCGGCGCAACGGCAAGAACGTCCCTTGGATTGGGCAGCGCAGCCACATCTAACACAACCGACTTTGATGCCGCAGGAGAAGCCGTGGCACTGGCGATAGCACTGGGGTAGTAGAGCAATGGCTAATAATTTTAAGACCTTCACCGCTCAGAACATAGA